TAGTAATCCTTGCGCTAATTGACCTAATCCTGCTTGTTGACCACCAAGTGCAGCTAATTGTTGACCTACATTAAATTGTCTGCCTTGTTGTTGCTCAAATGATTGTTGTGCAGTTTGCTGTGCTTGTTGGAAGTTTCTTGATAAATCCTCAAAAATACGTCTAGATTTAATATCTTGTAAATTTCTAGCCATCTCAGCACTTTGTATACCAGCTCTTTCAGTGCCAAAAGCACCTGCTGATACTGCTTGTGCATCTAAACCTTGCTGTTGTAACTGTGCTTGTCTATCTAATTCTGCTAATGCTTGTTGTGTAACTGTTTGTTGATAAGGGTCCATATAAGCTTGTATACCCTCTGCCGTAGGTGCAAACATTCTAGCGGCACCTCTAGTTGCTGCTATACCTTCACCTATTGTTGCACCAGCTTGATCTAAGAAAGGTCTAAATGTTCCAATACCCTGCTCTGCCATATTGAGAGCTTGTTGTTGCTGAGGCGTGAGCCCTGCTACTTGAAACCCTGCAATTGGTTGTGGAACTCCTGCTCTACCTAATTTTCTTGCTTGAAAGTCTGCTTCTGATTCTCCTGGCTGTTTTACAGCATTAGGATCACCAAATGTTGCAGCTAATAACTGTTTACCTCTCTCTTCTATATAAGGTGCCAGTCTATTATATTGTATTACTTCATCAACCATTACGCCATACCTACCCCTCTTGATGAATCAGGATCTAAACTGTTCATTAGATTATACATGACCCGTGGTCCACCAGCATTTTTTACCGCTTTTGCAGTCATTACAAACTCTCCATCACTCAACATAGCAGGAACTAAATCATCTTTAGGCCCGCCTGGTCCTGATATTTGACCTTGTCTTCTTGGAAACTCTCCTCCCATAGCATATTTATCCATATATCTTATATCCATTATACCACCATCTGCAACAGTTGGAACTCTATTTCCAAACATACCCATGTAAGCGTTTTCAGGATAAATGCTATAGAACCCTGGAAATTTTTCCTCCATGCTTCTATCGTCTTCCTCTGCACCAGCAGCAGCTATAAGTGGGGGTGCAACTAAAGCAGCAGTATTTGCTAATGCTTCAAAAGGAACGCCAGCCGCAGCATTTTTAATTACTCCAGAATCAATGCCAAGTTTTAGATCAGCTTTCTGTACGTCAGTTAAATTTTTTATTGGTGTGCCAGCTTCAGCTCCTATTGCTTCAGCGGCCTCTGATGATATACCAGCAGTATCACTTGCAAATCCAAGATTAGTTTTTACTTGATCAAATGCTGCTCCTATACCGCCTTCACCACTAAATAATTTTGGTAATGCATATTGACCAGGATCTCCACCAAACATTTCTGCTGTGCCTAACGCTCTACCAGCACCATATCCACCAATACCACCCATGATTACATCTCCTGCATCACCACCAGTTAGTAATGGTACACCTGCACCAATAAGTGCAGAATAGAAAGGTCCAGCACCAGCCAGGCCAGCAATAGTACCAGCATAAGGTGCAATACTTTTTAGTGCTTTTTTAGCACCTTTGAAAATCTTTTTTAAGAAAAACTCAGGTTGTCCTGTAACAGGATTGATAGAGTTAAATTCATTACCTACGATATATCTTTCAGGGTTAATACCCATGTCTAGCATTTGATTGAACAACATTGCTTTAAGTCTAGGATTAGAATCTAAGACTTCCATAGGCACAACTGTTTCACCTTCAGCAACGTGTGCGATATATGCGTCTTCAAATCTACCTAAATTTGCAATTTTAGAAACCTCATTTTGAAAAGACTCTAAGCCTCTAGGTTCATATTGTTGCATGCTATAATCCATGTTTAACTTGTTCCTCCGAATATATCCGGCATTTTATTAACCTTTATTGCGACATCTTTTTGAATGTCTTCTTCTTTTGTGTCGGTGGCAGGATCTTTAACATCTTTGGTTGCCTCGTCTTCAGAAGCATAGACTTTTCCTGTTTTGGCGTGTTTAATAGTTGTAACTGTTTCTACATCTATTTTTGGGATAGTTCTCCCAGCAACCACGATAGTATCTTCTTTTATACCCATTTTTTAAGCTCCTTGCAATGTTTATGTTATCTCCAAAACACTAAGAACAACATGCAAATCATTAGCGTTTTCAGCTTGTATTTTAATTATTTCTGACTCTTTTGCCACTAATGGTGTAGCAGAAGCAGTGCTAGAATCTGATGAAATCTGACTAGTATTACCTGCAGCTAATAACTCTTGAGTAGAGCCTTTTTCAATATCTCTACTTAACTGTAAAGTATAACTAGTGCCACCTGAGTCCACTAAAAACAAAGATATCTCACAATCATTAGAAGCATCTACATTTGCTACATGTATTGATTTAATAATAGCAGTTGTTTCAGCAGGTATTGTATACAAAGTTGTCAGGTTTGTATTAGTTAAAATCGCTTTATAATTTGTGTATGTATTAGCCATCTACGATAAAAACCAAGTAATCCTTTCGTCATCCTCTCGTAATGTCTCTGGAGTATAAGTATTGTTTAATAAAAATATTAATTGATCTAGTGTTTGTATCAATGTGTTTTGTTGTTGTTGACTATACTCTGGTGTAGCTTGGGGTAATCTAGGTATTTGTATTTTTGACATTATGCTCCTCTCATTCCATCTGGTTTAATATCTAATCGTAATGTTCCATATCTCCAGTTATCATCAATAGCATCACTAGCAACTCTTACAGATATTTGTCTACCACGTATTCTTGTATCTTTTTTAGTTGTTGATGTTGTAATATTAAAAGATCCATGAGTTGTTTGTGAAGCAGAAGGATATGGTCTGGTTTTTATTGTTAAATCTACAGTTCCAGATTGTGCTTTAAAATCAGGGATCATTCTACTTATAGACATAAAATTATCACCATCAGCTATATCAATATCTCCTGATTCTACATGAGCGTTCATAGCAGCTCCATCATCATTAGAACCAGTCTCATGTAAATGTATAAAAGTTCTACCTGCTTTTAAACCAGTAATAGTGCTTATAGTAGCTGTAGTATCAGTTGATTTAAACTCAGCTGCATAAGGATTATCGTAAGTTCCTCTATCTGCCCAAGATGTTCTAGATAAAGTTCCTACATACCAAAGGTTTTCTGCATAATTATAAAATACTACTCTATCTATTTGTTGTGAATTAGCAGAAGCATAGAACCACATAACTTCATTGTAATCAGTATTTGCTGCACAAAATATATCTTGTTTAGCATTTACATTTAAATCATCAAAAACATAGTCTTGAACACTACAAGGTATTTTTTGTACTGCACCATCAAATAAGAAGAAGGAGTCAGTGCCCATCCAAAAGGATACACCACCTACATCTACTGCTGCATTTAAACCAATACAACCACAAGCAGAACCTAACTGATTAAAACCAAAGGTAAGTGGTGGACCTATAAACTGCATTTGATATAAAGCTGTATCTGTCCATATTAGAACAGCACCTCTAGATCTTACTGCTGTTTGTATAAAGTTACCATCCACCAATCTTTTCGATCCTGCTGTATTAGTTGCCGTTGGTGTCCAAACATTTTGATCTTCTTGACCTGACCATCTTAAAAACATGTTGTCTTGTGTAGAAGATGTACCTATTGTTGTTTCTGTACCAAAACAAATGACATGTCTATCGTCACCAGAAACTAACATAAATCTTGATTTTGTAGGTGCATTAGAAACATTTGTTACTGATGATCTATTATTAGATAAACCAGAAGATGTATCCCAGTAAAATAATCCACCATTAAATTGTAAAGCTAATACGTCTTCACCCCAGTTATCAAGAGCCCACTTACCAGATTCTAACAAAACACCTTCAGCTCCAGTTAGTCCTTCTCTTGTTGTATTCCAAGTGGATGCACCATATGTAGAAGCACCCCAACCATAACCAAATATAGACACTGCTGATCCTGTATTTATTTGATATGTTCCGTTGGCCGTGGCTCCTGTCGCATCAGAACTAGCCGCAGCTTTTGCTTCTATAGTAAAAGTATTAGCATTAGGAACTGTTAGTATTTCAAACTCTCCTTCAAGATTAGCAGCAGATATACCACCTACTGCGCCACTAACACTTGCAATAGTTACAAAGTCACCGATTAACGCACCATGAGATGAGTCTGTTACAGTAACTGTAGTGCTACCATTAGTAGTTTCAAATTGTGTAATATTACCTGTGCCTGTAGCTCTAATAGGAGTTATATCAGCGTATGAATTTTCAGAGTAAGCATATAGTTTTTTGTTTGTGCCATAGATAGCATACTTAACACCACTTAAATCACTGTAAGTTAATATAGCTCTAGTAGCACCTACTAGTGCATCACTAGTTACTTTTTCCCAACCACCTAATTTTTCTGGTAAACCATATCGAAAACGAACATTATCACAATCTACCCAACGTCCTTCTGCACCGTATTCGGTATTTTGTTTATCTATTCCTGGTGCTATTTGCAGTTTTGATAAAGGCATGATAGCTCCTATACTGCTGATTCATAAAATCTAATCCAACGATCAGTTCCATTTATATTTACTCTTATAGCTCCTGCTTTACTTGCAGTTTCACCTGTAGATGAAGAAACACTAGCAGAACTATCACTAGCTGATGTTCCATCAAAATATATAAATTCTTGATCTTGATCATCTTGATCTAAAGATAAACAAGCTATTGCTCCAGATGAGTTAGCTTGATTTATTTCTACACTTGCATTTGCTGGTGAATCAGTTCCAAAACCAATTTTATCTGCTGAACCATCTATAAAGAAAGCATGAGTTAAAGTATTTGTTTCTGCTCTTAGATCTACAGAAGCACCTGATTCATTAAATGTAAAACCACCCCCGTCAAAGTCTATTGCACCTGTGGCTTTTACACCGCCTACAACATGTAATTCTGTAGAAGGTGAGTTTGTTTTA